ATAGTCACGCCCGCAGCCAACATCATGTCGGCATCGGGCAAGTCCTCTTTGTATAGCTTCGTGCCATCAGAGAGTAGGACTAGCGTCGTTGCCTTGCGCTCAGTGTGGAAGTATTCCGCGATGCGGATATCTTCCTTCATTACCCATTCAGCACTTGAGTCGCCAGTAGCACGCAAAGTAAATCCCGACCCGTCATCGGCATCAGGATACATTTCGCGGAACGTTGCTTTCGGAATGACCTCAGTCACCAAGCATTGCTCGGCATCTGAACCATCCGGCTCGACAGAGTTCGGATCGAAGTAAACGGTAAACGGGTTATGGATCGGACGAATATAGATTTCCTGATCGAACGAATCTTCCCGCACGTAATCAGTCTCTACTCGCCAGTAGCCCCATCCCATCCTGACCGCGTAATCGAAAGCGTTGTCATAGGCAGTATCAGCATTAGAGTTGACCTCGATATGCCGCGTGATGCCTTCTAACGTCTTGGCTATCTTTAGGTCAGCTTCGTTGTTGACGGGGTGAACCTTGATGCGCGGGCGTTGCTGCCGCTGCTGGTTTGTAACCTGCCGCACATAGCTGTCGACTTTGTTAATCGTCAGGCAAGGTCGCGCCTCAAGGTTGCGACTGTTCTGAATTTCAACAGGCCATTGATCGCCTGCTGCAAACTTCAAATCTTCAAGCGCCTCCATCCGATTGTTTGAATCGGCATCAGAGGCCAGCCGCAAGAACTTCATTGCGGCATCTATTCTTGGGTCATCTTCTTGATAAGGCATGGCTTAGTCTATCCCATCCAGTTCGCGCCTACAACAAAGGTATTTTGCTGCGGCTTTGCGCGGCGTGGCTCTTTGACCATCAACGCGATGTATCTAAAGGCATCCGCGCCGTGTGAGTAATGATCGTGTAACGGTTGTTTACTAAACTGCCCGGTGTTCGGATCGACTTCGTACCGATAGTGCCGCAAGCAGTCGATGCCTTCCTTGGTGTTCTCGCGGTCAAACCAACAGGCAGGGAAGATCGTCCGGGCAGCGTTGATGCTGTCCACAATCGGCACACGCGGTAAGATTTGTGTCTTGTACCCTGCGCCTCGGACTATCTCCTCGATGCTCTTACCGTTAGCGGCTAAAGTTTTGTTTTCAGCGTCATGCGGTAGCCAAAGCGTGTCGTACACATAACCGAACGTCTGCATCTTGGCTAGGTAGTAGCTGATTGTCTGCTGACTATCCTCAAAGTACCGCAGCAGACGGGTTTCCATGCCCACGTACTGCAAAAACCATATCGCGGTGCTGTCTGACCAGCCAAGATCAAACACCGCATGAACAGGCTTTGCAGGGTCATAGACAACATTTGTGATGCGCTGCTGGAGTTCAGCCATTTGCATCTCGCGGGCAAAGATCGCCCCGTCTACCGTCTGCCTACAGACACCTTCCCACACCGTATTGTAGGAATCCATGTCCCGGTTCTTGAGGGATTCGCGCTCAAGGTTTAGGGTTTCGGGAAACCACGGGTTATCGCTCCAGTTGATCTTGGTGACTATCGAGTCGTTCGGCGGCTTGACTACGAAGCGCTGGTAAGTCTCGTCTGTCTCTAACTCAGGGTTAAAGCTGATCCATATCTCCGAGCCTTCCTTGCGGATGGTCGGGATCAGGACGTTCCACGAAAGTTTGCTGACGTTGGCGGCTTCTTCCACCCAGCAGATATCTACGCCCTCAAACGACTTAATGTTTGTTACATTGTTCTTTAAGCCGGAGAAGAAGAACTCTGTGCCGTTCTGCGCCCGAATACTGGCTTGGGTGATCTCATAAAACCCCATCAGGCCGAGGCTTTCAATCTGATCGCACAGCAGTTTGTGGACGGAATCCTTCAAGCTAGTCTGAAACTCACGAGCACACAGGATACGCAGCGGCTTCCTAGCGCCAAGGATCAGCAGCGCTCTCGCTATGCCCCAAGACTTAGCACCGCCTCGCCCGCCCCACAGGATGCGGTAGCGGCTTTTCTCAGGCTTGAACAGGCATTCCAGCTTTGCCGGGAACTGTGCCCTGCTTATCGCTTCAGCGACATCCGTCATTCGGGCTTGACGAACGAAACCACGATGCCGGACAACAAAGGCGAGCCGTCGGCATTCTCAAGCGCTTGCAGAGCCTTGCCGTCCACTCGGTCAATAATCTCCTTAATCGCCCAAGATTCGCCGTTTTCAGCCTCGGAAATCAGCTTCTCAGCGATAGAATGCAACCTATGCGGCTCTTGAATGAGGATTTTGCGTAGCTTGTCATAGAACAATCTCTGCCTTGCAGCATTTTGATTGCCTAACGGCGCTCCACGTCCTTTTGTCTCAATTTCCATAGTCTTGATCTAGTTAAGTTTTCTTGTCAATATTTGTGTGTTCAATGGTATGATCAACAACGTTTACAAGGAGTTAAAAATGGAAGAAAACGAAATCATTTTTGAGCATTTGGTCACTTACATTCATTTAGCTATTGAAAGCGAACAACCCGAGCCTAAAGAATTTTCTGAGGAAACTGAAAAAAGGTTACTTCTTGTTTATCGACAGCTTCGGCACGCGCTCAAGATCAGCGACCCTGTAGATATCTCATAAGTCCGTCAAGCCATTGTTGGTTTCCTATTTGCACCGGGTTACTCAGTTGGAATGATCTCATGTCGCCCGCTACATCTGCGCCCATTGCTCGGCGTTTGGCGTAAAAGTCAGGAAACATGATATCTCGCGGGATTGGCTTTTCAAAGCCGCCAGCATATGTGCCGCCAAGTTGATGCGAATAGCTGCCATGCGGTGCTTGAGGCTGGTCAATAACCAATCCTTCGGGGTTCATTTTTGCCACCGTGTAGCCCGTTGAGTGCATTGGCACATCCATCAAGTTAGGGTCGGTGATAGCCACCCGCGTGCGGGCTATGCTTGGAAAACCTCTGTTTGCGTATTTGTCTAAGTTAGCTTCGGCAACAAACGCAGTCCTAATTGCGCCATTACTTTTCATGTCGGCAAGTGTTTCGGGATTGTCGATGCCTTTCCATTCGGGACGCACTTTTCGCATCGAACGGTCAAATTCTAGTTTGGCAGTCTTGGAAATATTTGTTGCACGCATTTGCTCAAGCAACGCATCTGCCATCATGTTTGAAAAGTCGCCGCTAGTGTGAGACATAGCAACGTGAGGCATATATACATCGCCCCTTTCGCCAGCCTCTCGCACTTTTTTCGATAGCGCGGTGATTACACCCTTATCGGATGCCCATGCTGCCCCGTAAGGCGCATGAGTACGCATAAAGTCTGCGCCGCCCTCAAGCTGCACCGGACTGTTCAATGGTTTGCCACCAATATCAGTCAGCAGCATTCCTGCCGCGGTTCTGTCTCCAACCGCGGGAATGATTGTGCTGCCCTGCATAGACTCAGGGGAAATAATGGCTCTTGCAACTTTTGGCGTGTTTGGCTGTGCCGTAAACAGCATTTCTGAGATCGGCACTTCTAATTTTTTGCCGCCACCAATCGGATGATAGTAACCTGCATCAATTAACGCTTGTTTCTTCGGGCCAATGTTCATGCCCAACGCACCGGCAGGCGCATTGCGTGATGCACTCATGCCGCCGCCCATCATGTTCAAGGCTATGTTTGCAGCTTCTTGGGGAGCGTTAAACTTGTATTGAACGTTGCCATAATCGTCCACATAAGTTTCCATTGATCGGGCGGGCGCTGTGATTGCGTTGACTGCACCTGCCACTACGCCGGGCAAGGCTAACTCGCGCTTGTTCATTACCGAGCCGGGCATTGTGTCGCGAAATGGCAAGAATGTCGCCCTGCCTTCCATCGACAGTTCCTCGCCTGACCATGACGGCTCTACCGCTGCCGCAATACGCCTGCGACCTTTAGCGCCCTGCCGAGCCAAATTAGAATTAAGAAGCTGCGCCATCGAGGAAATCGGCGTTCCCGTTGTCTCGACTGGCTCTACAGCGTCAGCAATTCTTGGCATGATTAAGTTTTATTACGTTTCGAGATGGCTTTGGCTTTAGCCTTGGCATCTTCCTTACTGCTTGCACCCCATGCCTTCAAGGACAGCGCCAATCGAGTCGGCTTGCCTTCCTTTTCCATCGGGCCGGGCATATTGCCCATCCGGGCTAAGAATGACGCTCTGCGCGGATTGTCGCCAGCCTTGACGGGAGGCTTTAGCGTTCCCCCAGTCTCAGCGTGGTAACTTGCCCGCCCCTTTGCATTCAGCCCGCCAGCAGGGTTTTTGCCAGCTTTCTTAGTCCACGCAGCGGTCATTTTTTCTTTGCCGCCTTCTTGACGGAGTAAGCAATCGCTACCGCCTGCTTGGGCGGCTTGCCAGCGGCAATCTCCGTCTTGATGTTTTTCTGCAAAGCAGCCTTGCTAGTGGACTTTTTTAGCATTAGCTTGCGCCGTGAATGATTGCAAAATTGATGATGACTGCTTCGCTGTACGAAGTCGAGGCAGTCAGGTTACGCAGCGTAATCAGAGCCGAACCAGCAGCCAAGTACGAAACGTAAGTGGTGTAAGCACCCAAAGCGCTACCAGTGGTGTTACTAGAAACGCACACGATGATGGTGTCATTGATGGAAATGCTGCTATTGGTCAGAATGAACGACACAGCGGTAGCACCAGCCAGCGCAGCGTTGTTCATCGTGATGCGACCGGCAGACTTGTTCAGCGTAACGCCAGTGCTTTTGTCGGTTGCTTGAGTAACCGTACCTTGTCCAGCAGCAGAATAACCAATCTCTGCGGAGGCGTAACAGGTCGTAAATTCGGGGTCTTGGTAAGCCACACCAGTTGCGACGGAATTGCTCATGGTGAAATCCTTTCGTTAAGTTTCTTCTACGAATGCGACATCCTTCCAAGACATCAAAAGGTATCGCACGTCATCTTCAAAATATTCCGAATAACGCAGGTAATCGTTGGCACTAGACTTCCCATACGTGCCGAAAAACACCTTGTCGCCCACCTTTAACGGCATCGGGTCTTGCTTGCCGTTATCGTACTTTTGTCCACTACCTACAGCCACTACAGTTCCACGGCTGTCGGCTTCGTTATCCATCACCTGAATCACGTCTGACTTAATGCGTGCCTCGGGCAATACTAAAATTTTGTCTTGCAGTGGTCGGAATTTCATACAACCACCTCTAACGTCGGTTCGACCTTACGCGGGCGACCCGGCTTGCGCTTTTCCTCTTGCCCCCACCATTCGCCACACCACTCGACGCGGTGCTTGTTGTAGCTTTGAGGATAACGACGGCATTGCCCCATCACCTCATTGCCTGACAAAAAGTACGTGCAAGTGCTACAGTTGTATACAGCCATTCAATGCTCCTTCATTGCGTGGTTAGAATCTCTGAGACTGTCAAGAGTCTCAGGGATTCGCTTACTTCTGCTTGTATTCGGTACGCGAATGCGTGTAGCAAACGCCAGCAGTGCGACCCGTATCAAACTTCTTGTCTGCGCCGATAGCATCTTCTTTGCCCATCGCTACGCCACCGCGCATCGCTTCTTTGCGCTCGCCACTTGCATCAGCTTTAGCAACGCCTGCGGGTGCTTTTGCGGAAGTTCCGTATTTCATGTGATTCCCCTATGACAGAGTGAGTTTGTACAACGTGGTATTGATAAGATCAGCAATTTCGTCAACGATGTTCTGAAGTTCACTATCTTGCGGCAACAACTCTCGGGCCTCGCCCACAAAGTCTTTCATTGCAGTCAGATACTGCATAGCATCGGTTGCTACGTGATAATCCTCGCCGTAGCCTTTGATGCGACCATACTTGCCCTGATACGCCTCGGCAAACTGATCGGTCGTTTCGATGATCTCTTTGTAGTATTCGCCTAGCGCGACGTGCTTGGCATAGCTGCCCGGCCCTTCGGCGGCAAGGTGCATAAGATGAGCATTCGTCCCGCTGTGCAGGAGCACCAGAACAAAGTCGGCTACATCTTTATCCATAACTCACCCAAAAAAATCGAGGCAGAATAGCGCCTGCAACACCAACCTCGATAAACCGCCGGAAGGAGGGGAGGCGGCACAGGCTATACCCTAGCAGAAAACTTTAAATCTGTCTCTGCCATTCTAACAGCTTGGTTCTGCATGACTAGCACTAGATTTTCTACTCCGGCTTCATCTCTTACTACAGACCAACAGCCAGTCCACTTCTCTGCCCATTCTTCCTGTAGTAAGTTTTGTTTCCCTTTAGGTTGCTTGACCTCGACCAACCAAGTGACACCTTGCTTTGCCACTAACAGATCAGGCACACCTTTGCCCATTGCGGCTAGGGATAACACCGAACAGCCTCGCGACCGGAAATGCTCGACGATTAGGGCATGGTTACTATCGACTTTCGCTGCTCTACGCATTCAACAAATCTTTCGTCTGTTGTAACAATTCTTGCTCTGTCCCGTATCTTTGCTCGAAAGCCTTGCGCCAAGGGTGTCGGCTCACATATTCCGGCGTATTGCGTCCACTTCTGTGATGGGTCGGGCACAGGCATATCACAAACATTTCACCCTTGCGCTTGCTGCCACTCAGAACGTGGTGGATATCGCCATCGGATCGGGTTTCGTGGAAAAGCCTGCACACAATGCAGCCCAAGTCTCTGACCTTGGCGTGCCACTCTTGCTCAAGTTTTGTCAACGTCTACCCCTAACGCAACCGAAGCATGATTCAGCCAGTCTAGCCATTCGCTAAACTTTTCTCGTTCGTATTCGCTGGTTCGTCTGCCTAACATCACAATGCCCCCATAAAGCCCCGGAGCGAGTCTAGGAGCGACTTCGCCCTCGTAAGTAGCTGTGAGTATGTCCTTCCAGTCGTTTTCGTGCAGGAACGTCTTTTGACCGTTTATCAGCCATTCTTTCTGTTTTGACCAAGCCTTGAGGATTCGCCATTGCGCCGCGTTTTGTTCAACGGTGCGCTTAGTATTCATAGTTAA